CGTCATGGATCGACTCGCCGCATGCCGGGTCAGGGAAAAAATTCCACGGATCGACCCGGCGTGAAAATGGCTTGATGTCCTCTCGCAAAACCAGATCTTGCTCAACCCACGCGACAGACCTGACCTTGCGCGGGAACGGCCCCTTCAGAACCCCGGAGCCGATCCGCGCCGAATCGTCGAGCATCTTCCGCACTTCGCCGTGCCAGCCGGACTCTGTGAGCCAGTCATCGATGCGCTTCTGCGCAGCTTCTGCGCTTCGCTTCGCGGACTCGATCTCCTTTTCGCGGCGATCTTCGATCTGCGCAACCTGTTCCGGGCTGAATGCCATCGGCTGCGGCGCCTGATCCTGCAGCAGGCCGATCGTCTGGATGAGGTCCGGGACGGGGGTCGGCAAAATCGCCCACGGCCGATCGTCGGTCGGCAGCAGCATGTCGCTGATTCGAGCGGCGGCAGCATCCACATACGGCCGGGTAATGTTCAGGAACACCGTCGATCGATGCGTCGCTTTCGGTGGCGGCGTCACAGCGCCAGACGCTGCGGGTTTGTCCGATCGCGCCCACGATGTCGCGACCGTCCCGCGGTTCGCGTCGTCGATGCCCTGGTAGGACTCTTCGTCCTCAGCCCACTCGGCCTCAATCCCGCTTTGCGCACGGCCGTCGACTGCCTCGTCGCGCTTGCGGGCGAGCATCATCCCGAGCGCGTTCAGTCGATCCAGCCGCGCTTCCTCGGCCGCCTGCGCTGCGTCTCGCTGCGCCTGCGCGAGTGCGCGCAGCTCATCCGCCGCTTCCGGGGAAATGCCTTCCGCAGCAAGTGCGAGCGCTTCGATTTCCTCGAAACTCAGCGCGGCGAGATCTGATTCGGTCATGGACTGCGCGCAGTTACTTCTTTGTCGCAGCAGTCCGACGCACGGCGGCCGGCCTCGAAGCAGATTCCGTCTCGTCGGCGGCCTGCGCAGCGCCTCTCCACATTTTCGAGTCAGGGATCTCGGCGAGGAAATGTGCAGCCTGCTCTTGAGACTCGAACGCGACTTCCTGCCCAGTCTCGGCATGAGTGAGTGTGTGCATGGCTAGTCCTTGCGATTAGTAACCCATGTCTGGGTCGAGGGGTCTCCAAACGGCGCCCATCTGCGGGTTGCCGTCTTCGTCGTTCTGCAGCTTGTCCGCCACCACGCCGACGTAACGCCACGCGTCAGCACCATGGCTGTACTCGTCGTGCACCGGCGCGCCAGGCTCGTTGGTCTGTTGGTTGATCGATCGCCGATAGCGCTTCAAACACTCTATGAGGCGGGCCGTTTTGGTCTTATCGAAGCAGGCCTGCGCGAACGTCATGCGAGCAGCCTTAATGCCGGCCTCGACGGGAATGTTCGGCGTTGCTTTCACCTTGCGGCCGAAGCCACGCAATATCTCTGCGGCGCTCTTTCCAGTCTTGTAGTCCTTGACATCGCCATCGTGTGGCAGCCAGTCGAACCCCCAGTTGTACCTGCGCGCCTGCAGCTCCGCTGCGTACCAGTCCAGAGTCTTGTGACTGTCCTCGATGTAGTCGATCACCCTGATCTCGGAGCGCACGCGCTGAACCATGATGATCGACATCGCATCGTTCCAACCAAGATCCCAGACCGCATGCACCTTCAATCGTGGGTCGTATGGAACGTGATCCATCCGCCCTTCATGAATTGCGTTCGCGACTTCCTGTGCGTAGATGGCTCCACGAGCCGCCACCCTGCATTTCCCCTGCCAAATGTTCTCGTAGTCCTCGCGGTTCGAGAGGTAGCAGTGCTGGCGTTCCAGCTCTAGCACGTCCGAAAACCACGGGTTGTCGCCGAAATTCACCTTGCGCACGATCGCGCCGGGGGGCGGGTTTTCGATGAATCGCTGGTAAGTCTCGTCTGTGTCAAGGTCCGGATTCAGCGACACCCAAATCTCCGAGCCATTCTTGCGGATGGTCGGGATCAGGATGTCCCAGGATTTCTTGCGCACCGTCTGAGCCTCTTCCACCCAGCAGCGGTCGATCCCCTCGTATGACTTGATCGACTCCACCGTGTGGTTCGCCAAGCCCGCGAAGACGAACTCGCTGCCGTTGCGGCCTCGGACCGTCGTTTCCAGTACCTCGTAAAACGCCCCCAGCCCGAGCGCCTGGATCTGGTCCGAGAGGAGCTTATGGACCGAGTCCTTGATGGACTTCTGCACCTCTCGGGCGCAGAGCACACGGAGCGGCGACGCCGCCGCCTGGATCAGCAGCGCCCGCGCGAAGCCCCAACTCTTCCCTGAACCTCTTCCTCCGTGAGCAACTTTGTATCGTGCCGGCGCGAAGAGGAAGTCGAGCGCGTCGGGAAACTCAGCTACCGCATGTCCGGACAAATCGAACCTCGATCGCTCCCGGGACCCCCTCGCCACCGATCCCGCCCGAAGCGTCATCTTTCAATCCAAACGCCTGCCGCTCCAGCCAAACCAGCGACTTCAACGATTCCGAAAGCTGCTTCATCGTGCTCGTGCGGCCCGGCAAACTGATCACCTTGCGATAGATCTCGTTCAGCTTGTCGCCCTTGTCATCCGGAGCGAGCATCAACTCGCCGAGTTGCTCGTACAAGTCACGGTTTCCCGTCTCGTGCTCCAGCTCGTCCAATAGCGACATAACCAACGCCCGACTCCGCCGGATATCCCTGCGATGGCAAAGGACAACGTCCGCTTGCATCTGCGCGTTCGTCTCGACGATCTCACGATCTGTAGCAGGGTTCGTGCGTACCTCGCTGCGTACCGCAGCCTTGCGTACCAGCGCGTCCGCCTTGGCCTTGATGCGGCCGGACAGATCGCGCTCCCACCCATCGCGCTTTGCGCGCTTGCGGATGGCGCCTTCTGTAATGCCGTGCTCTTCCGCGAGCTGGCGGAGCGAGAGAACCCCCGCCCGATAGTCGCGCTCGATGCGCTCCCAGTCGGGGGTTGGCTTCTTCTCAGTCATGGCTTCGTCTCGTTTCCCGCTGCGGGATCTGTCGCCATCGCGGCGCTGCCGGCCTTTCACCGGCTCGGACTGGATCACCTCCGATGTATGCGATGGACGAAAAAAAACCCGCTCTTGGCGGGTTCGCTTTCTTTGTAGGCACTGATCCTACGGTACGGAAAACAGTCTATTTTCGGGGGTGAAAAATGTCAAGCCCTGTCTCATGCCTGCTCGATCCCGCCTTCACCTTCGCCAAGCCCCAGCGCCGCGCGGACCCGCGCCGGGTGTGTCGTTTCGATCACCGCCCCGCGCAGCTCGCGCAGCGTGCGGAACTCCCCGCCGGAGAGCACCGCGGGCGAATGCCGGTACATCACCACCCCCGCCCGGCTCGCTTGGTTCGGATGCCGGTTCGTCCAGGTCAGCGCCCGCGGCGCTTCACCGGGAATCAACAGCCGCGTCTTCAATCGGCACCTCCTGCCCGCAACACGGGCACAGCGGAAACCGGTACCGCCCAACATGCCGGCTCACCGTCGAAGGCGCCATACCCAGTGCCCGCCCCGTCGCGTTGATCGACAGCCCGTCCACCACCACCGCCCGCACCGCAGCCCGCGGCCCCGGCAGCGTCAGGCCGATGCGATCGGCCCAGGCGTCGAAGGCCGCGGCGCTGACCTCAATGGACACCGCCCGCTCCAGGGTTCGCCACCAGCACCGCCGCATCTTCGGCGGCAACCTCGCGCAACAGCTGCTCCTGCACTGGATCTGGCGCTCCGCCCGCCTCCAGATGCACCCGGTACCACCCCACAATGAGCCCGGAAACGTTGTCTTCCGGGCCGCTCTTGAACAACTCCACATCAACCCCGCTGGCCGCGCAGATGCGCTCGATCGGCCCCCAGTCGAATTCCACCTCTCCCGTTTTCGGGTCGCGGCTCAGCTTCAGGTCTGAAAAGGTCAGATCATCGGGGATCGCCATCTTCATCGGCTTGCGTTCCATGCGCAGATCCTGCAAAAGGCGCCCTGCGGGGCGCCTGGTTATGTTTCGCGGGCCTTGTCGATGCGCTGCCGCACCCATTCGGCCCCACCTAGTCGGGTCAGCTTGTCGCGCTGGCTCGCCGTCATCCGCAGGGAGACTGTTACCGTTTCCTCCCCCTGCTTCACCGGCTTGCGGCCTTGCCCCCTTCCTGCGCGCCTCATCAGCCCATCCGTCGTAACCTATGACATCAGAAGGCTTGCATCCTCGCGCATCATCAAGCCATCTTTCTGCTTCGTCTAGGCACCGCGCCAACGATTTGCGCAGTTGTTCAATTTCGTCAGCCGCCTCATGTTCTTCCGGCCTGAACAGCTTGCTTGCTTTCCGCAACCGCTTAACTATGTCCATGTGTTTCCTTCATTTGGTGCATAACCACACCAGCCCCGCGTCCGCCAGCGCATCATCTGCGAGCGTACCAGCCTTGCTCTCGATTTCAACGAGCCTGCGCTTTGCATCCGCCCATCGCCTCGCCACTGTAGATCCTGACATCTCGTACTGGGCGGACAGATCATCCAGGCGGATCTTTTCGCCGAAGTGCCGAGCCACCAAAGCCCCGACAAATCGCGTGTGGTAGATGCCCGTTCCGAGCGCGGGGAGAACCGGCCTGACGAGCCGCAGTGCGGCGCGTGCGCGCTCGTCCGCTGTGATCGAGTAGCGACACTCGAGCGCGGAGCGGTATGGCCCAGGTAGCGACTCCACGACTCGTTTGACGCTCCCGGCGATCGCCGCCCCGTCGAGTCCGTAGAGACCTCGCCCCGAGCCGATCAGACGCCCCCGCATCATCCGCCCCATGATCGTCATCGGGTACTGCTGGGCGTTGTAGGCATAGGCATATCGCAACGCCTCATGCCCGCTACGGAAGATCGGCTCAACGGCTTCGGCTCTTGTATTCATTCCACGGTCCTCCGTCTCGGATATCTGCGCTCTGCCCACTGCCTCACCACCTCCCGCTCAATCACGTCGAGCCGATCGTTGTTGAGGTCGATCACCACGATTCCGTCCTCGCGGTAGCCGCGCCGCTTAACCTCTTCGACGTTCATCGTGTTCGGGAGCATCCGCCCAAGCGGAGATCGGTATCCGGACATCAGAACCTCCCGACCATTTCAACCGCCTCATCCAGGTCCATCCTGGTCATGTGCGGGCAGATGTGCGCAATCACGCCTGCCACGGCGCGCTCGTAGAACTCATCGAATGCCGCCTGATCCATGTTCTGAAACGCGATCGACTTCGGGACCGCCGTCAGTTCGCCCGTCTCCGGATGCGGGACGAAATCGACGTGGCCGGCCGCGAGCTTCACCGCGACCAGCGCTTTGTCCGTCGTGTCGTAGATCTCGCTGTTCTCGGCGACAGCCTGCACGAGCGCGAAAAATTTCCGGTGATGGCCGAGGTTGCGCGGCTGGCTGTACGACAACTTCAGCATCGCGCCTGGCTTCAGTCGATTGATCTTCGCGCGCATCTTCCGCAGAGCGATGTCCTCGTGCTGAGTCCAGCCGCGCAGCTTGCCGTCCGGGGTTTTCGTGACGCCGATCTCGACGCTCATTGCCGATCTCCGTAGATCCGCTCCAGCGTCTCGGCCACCAACTCCAGTTCGGTGACCCCGTAGGTCCGCTCGAACGCCCGCACTCCGAGGCCGTGCACGCCGTTCGCGCCTCTGTGGTGCTCGACGCACAGCGGCATGGTCATCCAGTCGCTGTTGCGCTGCGCAGCGCCGACACCGGTACGGGCGTGATGCACCTCGGCGGGCGTGGCGCCGAAACCGAGCCGCCTGCAGATGCAGCAGCTCTGCTCAGCAACGCGGCCCATGTGCCGTTTCCCGGCGGCGCTCATTCGCACACCTCGGCTGGCCGCACCGTAACTCTGGCCATGGGCCGCATCCCGTAGCGCTTCCGGATCACAACGTCGGTGATCTGCCTGTCGTCGCCCCACACGATGCCGTTGCAGGCATCAGCGATGGCTTTCAGCACGTTGTCGCAGTCCGGCTTCGTCGTCGGGAGGATCATCCGATCCAGCGCCTGGTTGCGCTTCTTCTGCGACCACGACGCCGGCGGTGCGGTGACCAAGACCATCTCGACGGCCACAGGCCCACCCATCGGCGCGCGGCCGGCCATGGCCTGCTGGGCGGCTATCGCCACCAGGTTCTCGTAGCGCGCGGTATTCTCCGGTGTGTGCATGCGCACGCCGTTGCCCATGCGGAAGGCACGCGGCCTACCCTTCCCGACCGGCTCGCCCGGCACGACGAACTCGATCACCCCTGCTCTGCGCACGTCGCCTGCCACTCCGCGCTCACCTCCCGCGCCAGCTGCTCCGCACTCGCCCTGCCGTGCTGGCGCGACCACGCCTCGTAGAACCGCTGCCGCTCCGGCTTCGGCTGACGGGCCGCCCACCGCAGCAAACAGGTCCGCTTCCAATCCTCGCTCCATGTCTCTCCCCGTTCGATGTCAGGAAGCAGCTGAGTCATCGCCACGCGCCTGCATAAGCTCCCGCGCACGGTCGAGAACATCGGCCTTGCGTCGCGCAAACCGCTCAACGACGTCCCGTTTGTGTGCTGCACGTCGCGCCACGCGCTCGGCCTCTCGGCGCTCCATCTCGTCAAGGTTCGCGCGCAGCGCGGCCAGCCCCTTGCGATTCGTCTCGCGCTCCGCCTCGGTCAGGTCTCGGTGCTTGAGCAGCGCCTGCGGCTTGCCGCCGATCAGCGCGGCGATCACCGGGCTATCGGTCTGCACCGCCGGCAGGTAGCGCATGGCCGTCTCAGACGGCAAGCGGCCGGCAGTGACTGCGGTCTGCAGCGATGCCGCGCGACGCTGCTCGTCGTGCCCGAGCGACACGGTCCAGCAGCACCCGGCGCCGGCTTCTCTCGCATTTCGCACCAAACGCTCGTACGCGTCGCGGAAAGCGACCCGGGCGCCGACCTTGTCGCGCGCGTCGAGTACCGGCCTGGCCACTTCGAAGGCCTGCGCCATCTCCTCGGTCCAGACCACCGTCTCGGCCTCGTCTTGGGCGCCGATCGCAATGGCCCACGCCTCATCCGCGCCCGGCCGGCCATCTTCCTCTTCGATGCGATCGAGCACCGCTGCGAGCGTGAGGCGGCCCTTCAGCTCCTTTCTGCAGCGATCCAGCGCGCGTAGTACAGCCGACTCCGGGTAGGCAGCAAGATCCGCATCCATGACCCGCAGCGCCGCGGCGGAAAGCTCCGTCCCGGTCAGTTCCGCCGTGACGGCGATCGCCTTCAGCGTGTTTGCACTCACAACGCACCCCCTTGTTCGGCCAACACCTCGGCGAGTGCAGCCATGGTCGTGCCGGCGCGATCGGACTGGCGGGCCTTGCCGGCTGTGATGACCCT